ACTTCTAGATGAAACTGCAAAAGAACAGCCTACCATCCTGAACGTACCAGTCATGTTCCCCGCCTCTAAGAAAGCATCCCTTACATTCCCAATAGACGTTGGTGATGTAGTCCTGTGTGTTTTCTCTCAGAGGTCTACAGACTCTTTCAGAGCTTCTACAGGTGCTCAGACTTATACACCAGAAGACTTAAGAAAGTTTGATATACAAGATGCTATCGCAATACCGGGCCTTTTCCCGTTCAAAGATGCAGTCAACGAACCAGCGAAACATAAGTGGACTCACTCCACAAGAGACTTGGTTATTGTTAATAACATAGGTTTGGACACAGAGTGTGAAATGCGCCTCAAAGAGAATGGCGATATTCAGGTTAAGACAGACCAAGACTTCTATGCAACATTCAACAACGGTCTCATAGAGTGCAACAATCTTACTATAAATGCTACCGGAACAGTAACAGTTGATGCTGGTGTTAATATAAACTTAACATCTGGTGCCAGTACTATCCTAGATTCTGGTGCAAATACAAGTATAACTGCTGTTGGAGATTTGGGGCTTACTGCTGCAACTTGGACAGCAAATATTTCGGGAACAACCACAGTTAATGCTCCAATAACTAATTGGACAGGTGTATTCAATCTCGCAGGAACACTGGCAATGTCTGGTGGCGGTGGAGGTGGCACAGCTACTATTGATGCACCTCTTACAATAAACAATAGTGTCACCGTAGTTGGAGGCGATGTTACGGCAGATGGTGTAGGTCTTAAATCACATACTCACAGTAACCCTGAAGGTGGGTCTGTCGGGCCAGCCACAGGCTAAGGAGATAGCATGGATATTTTATTAGACGAGAGTACACACGATGCTATCTTCATTAACGGGGAAACACCTGTCACTGAAGACGTATCTTTCTCTTTAAAACAACGATTAAAAATTAAGCTACTAACTTTCAAAGGTGAGTGGTTTCTTGATGTGAACTATGGTACTCCATACTTCCAACAAATATTTGGTAAAAATAGATCAAAGTCTAGTACAGACATTATCTTTCGAGAACTTATTCTGGAGGATAAAGACGTAGTTACTATATTAAAATTTGAATCATCTTTATCTTCAAAACGAACTTATACCCTTTCATTTTCAGTTAAGAGTGTTACGGGACAAACTATAGAAATAACAAACCTAGAGGTAGGTACATAATATGGCGGGACTAACTAGCGCAGGTTTAAATATTAAAAGGGTTACCGATGTACGGGTAGACCTTAGAAGAAAAGCTGTTGAGTTCTTCAACGACCTAGTACCAGAGGGTGAAGTCCTAGATACAAGTAGTGCATCCACAGTGGGCAGATTGATTGGCCTTGTTTCTCCATCGGAGGCAGACCTATGGGAGTCCCTGTTAGAAGTATACCTCGCCTTTGACCCTAACTCTGCCTCTGGCATTGCGCTAGATAACTTGGTGGCACTATCGGGAATAGTTCGTAAAGGAGCCTCTAGTTCCACTGCTCAGGTTCTTCTGACTGGAAGCTACAATGTAACGATACCCAGTGGGAGCCTTGTAAGTTCAAGCTATACTAACGTTCGCTTCACAATTCCTACGGAAGTAGTCTTAGATGAGAATGGTGTTGTTGGATTTGTAGTTAGAATCCAGACTGTACAGGATAGCACAGCCTACACGGTAACTTACAATGACGGTACAAACTCTGTTGATCTTACCTATACATCGTCTACCTCTGCTACGGCTGTAGAAATAGTTGGTGGCCTCGCCACTATTATCAATGATAACTACGGGTCTGTTCTAACAGCAACCGCTGTAGCTGACACATTAGAAGTTGCTTCCGATGATCTTGTTAGTGAGAATGGTTATGTACTTTCTGCCAACCTATTCTTCACAAAGGTTACAAAAGGTCGGACAATATCTGCCGCAGAGTCTGGACCTCTTGAACAAGAGACTGGTACTATTGACACTATAAGCACACCTATTTTTGGTTGGGATACTGTTGAACAATTTCAACCAGCCGTTATAGGTTCTTTTAGAGAGTCAGATACAGAGCTGAGAAATAGATTCAGTCTTTCTAAGTTCGTCAGAGGGTCTAACATTCTTGATGCAATGTATTCCAACCTAATCTCACTAAATGGTGTGCAGAATGTCACTATCTATGAGAACACAACAAATGTTGTAGATGCTCTTGGAATACCACCACATGCATTTATGGTACTTATTCGTGGAGGTCTTGAACAAGAAATTACAGAAGTTATCTGGAATAACAGACCTACTGGTATCCCAAGTTTCGGAAACAGCTTTGCTCTGATTGAAGATGTGTTTGGTAATGAAAAACAAGTTTACTTTCGTAGACCTGCTTTTGTTGATGTATATGTTTCCGTGTCTTTAACTACAAACTTTGATTTCCCCGCAGATGGTGTAGAACAAATTAGATCGGCACTTTTTGAGTACATCAAGTCTTCAAGTAATGTTGGAGATGCTGTTGTTTACTCTAGATTGTACACACCATTAAACTCTGTTGTGGGACACCAAGTAGACGCACTTACTGTCGGGTTTTCATCAAGTCCTACTGGTACTTCTAACCTTGCTTTTGCCTTTGATGAAATAGCGAAACTAGAGATTGGTAACATAGAGGTGACTATTGTATGAGAATTATTACACCTATCACTACTTATACAGCCGAGACTAACCCATACGCAGATGTTGACTACGCACAAGAAGCTACTGATAGAACTACAACTCAGTTTCAGGATAAGGATATCTTTAACAGATATCTTCAACTAATGCTTACAGGTAAGGTAGAGTTACGGGAAGCTCTCAAAGAAGTTATGCAGATGCGTAACCTAGACAATGCCGAGGGTGCTCAGCTAGATATTATCGGAGAAATCTTAGGACAACCCAGACAGTTGTTCGATAGTGTAATCATCAGGTACTTTGGGTATAAAGGTGCTATTGGTGCCTCTCCCTATAAGAGTGCTAGCAACACCGAAAGAACATATGGGCCGTACAAGAGTGTTACAGATAAACTACTCGGTACTCGGAAGCTAACTGACAAAGAATACCGAAGACTACTCAGACTTAAGATCATAAAGAACACCTCAAATGCAAATATAACTGCTTTTGTGGACGGTGTTAAGATACTCTTCGGTGGGGGGAATATAGACTACCAAGAGGATGTGCCTCTCGGCTACACAGAAGGGTCTGCAACTATAACAATAAATATAGGTAGAGATTACAATGATCCAGAGGAAGCAGTCTTCCCCGGTCTAGACGAGATATCTTTGGCTAAGAGATTCTTAAATAAACCACTAGGTGTCAGCATATTGTTCCAAGACCCTGTAACCCTGTATGCAAACTTCAAAACTGACAAATACGAGCAGTTTATGTTCGGGCTTGACGGTCTAACTCTAATCTTGTTGGAGAATATGTTTACGTTTACAAGACCATATACAGCAGACTACTATAATTCCAGTGGAACCCTCGTAACTGCTGCAATAGATGAACCAAGGATTGGGTTTGACTCAGCCACACTAGACCCTCTGGGTCTCCTAATAGAAGGGCCGGATGAGATAATAACACATACTTGGGGTCTCGAAGCAAATGACTCGCAAGGAACTCTCCGGGTTGTCCTAGTACACGATAACACTGCCGCCACAGAAGTAGCTATGGTTTTAGAAGGTGTTGACTTTAAACTCATCTTTTTCAGAGAGGCTACCTACTGGAAGGTCAGGGTAGAGTCTAATACAATCGACAATAACGAGTTAGTCATCTCCCAATATAACACAGATCGTGTGACAGCTTCCATCTCCTACACACCAACCGGAGTATTCTTTGCCATACAAGATGAAAACGTATTTACTGCAGTCGACGTGCAGTATGGGGATACAGATATCCGTGGGCTTGATCTTAGGATTGGGGGTGACTTCATCACCAACAGTGGGGAAACATACGGACACTTTAACGGTAAGGTTGAAGAGATTGCATACCTACGCCCGTACATCGGTTTGAACGAGGGGGCAACTACTAATGGTATTCAAATA